AAGTCTGACCAAGCTAGATTTGATGCAAATAGATTAGCCGCTAATCAAGCAAGAGATTTAAAAGTGCAAACCCTCAATCAGAGGGCTATTCAAGAAGCAGAGGCTGCTGCTGAAGAAAAGATGGCTTTGGGTATCAAAGCTATGGAAGGTGAAGGAGCAGCACTTGTGGCAGCAGGAGAAGCTGGTGTTACAGGCTCTTCAATAGACTTAATTCTACAGGACTATGAAGCACAGAAGCTTCGTGGTATTACGACAATCAATAGAAACCTTGAGAATGTAGAGAAGCAAATAGAACTTGAAAAGATGGGTGCATCTGCGGAAGCACAGAATCGAGTTAATTCTCTACAACAGGGTGTTATGCCTAACTTCCTAGCTGCGGCTGTAGGAACAGCGGCATCGGCTACTGCTGCTTATAATAGTTATAATGTAAAGCAGCCGGATGATTATGACCCAACTTTTGGTAATTAAAGGATAGAACTAATGGCACAGCGTAGAGTACAAGTAGAACGGTTGCGGCCTTCTGCAAAGCTACAAGCCGTTGCTCGTCCAGTAGAGACTTATGTACGTCCTGCTGAACAGCCTGTAGGCCAGAGCGATTTGGGTGCATTTATTTCCGCTATCGCTCCAGCAGCAGAAACTATGGCGAAGCTGGAGAGAGAAAAGCAACTCAAGTTACAGCGTGAAGCAGAGAGAGGCATTGCTTCTGCTCGTGCTTTCGATGCGAAGCTAGGGGCAAGTAAAGCACTTCGTGCAGCTTATGATGACTTTGCGAACCCAGCTAATTCTGAAACATACCTCAACATGACTACGGAACAAGTCAGAGATAAACGTGCTGAAATTATGCAGCCGTTCTTTGACAAGGTTCAACAATCTGGTGATGATAAACTAGCGTTAGCTTTCCAACAGGATATTGAACTAGGTAATTTAGATTTCTTCACAAAAGTCTATGACCCTGAGAAACGTAAGTTTGATTTAAATAATTCTCTTAGCGAAGTCTTTACAGAAGTTCTAGCTATTCAAAACAATCCAATGCTGGATGATGATTTGAAACTAAGGGCTACTGATGAACTACTAAAGACATACCAAAAATCTACAGGTACTCCGTGGAACGCTATCAATCAATACGCTGTTTCAACAACAGCAAACAGAGTTACACAGGATGGACGTACTGCTCTATACAAATGGCTGGAGAAGGAAGGGCAGTTAGGAGTAGCAAAGTATCAGGATACAGTCCGTACTATTGAAACTCGTTTGGCTGCTTATGATACTGCTCAGTTGAAGCTGGGCAAGGATGCAGCTTTTAAAACTGCTCTAAATAATCAAATTACTAGCTTTCTTCAAACCAAAGATATTATGTCTGTTGGTGGAGAGGTTACCTTTAAGGACGGTACAACCAAAACTATTACTGATGAAGATATTATCACTGCTCTTACAGCAAAGGCTGTGGAACTACAGCTAACTAAGGATGAAGCTATTAAGCAACTCTTCCGTCCGTTTAATATTGTTCCAACAGAAGATGCTAATGCCATTATGTCTGGTAAATACTTACTGACTTCTGGTGATATTACAGATGAAAATGTACAGCTTGTAGCAAGTGCTTATATGGCATACAAGACTGTTGATGGTTATGGTTTCACTATCAAAGATACTCTTATGAGTCCTAGTGAGAAGAAGCTTATGAGGGCTATGGATTACCTCATTGAGAAACGAGGAGTGGGACCAGAAGGACCATCAATCGGAGTTGTACGCGAAGCTTTAACTATAGTTCGTGGTATTGACCCCGATGCCCCAACTCGCAAAGCAAGTCAGAAAGAAATTCAGGACGCTTTAGATAAAGGCATTACTGATATTAGTGACTTTGATGAAGCTGTAAATAGAACCACCATGCTTCCTTATATTCAGGAAGGTGTTGATGTCTATATGCAGTTAGGTGCTAGTCTAGAGGAAGCAACCAAAGCAGCAGTAGCAGACGCACGAAAAGATTTTATTATTCTTGAAGATGAGAATACAGGTACTAAACACGTTCTTCCTATTCTCAATACTGCTATTGACCGTACTGGTAGAGAAGCTATTAATCTTCAGCGGTACATTACTGAATCTATGAAGATGCCAGAAGTAGCTAAAGCTGTGGCTGCTCGTGGTGGGGCAGGACTTATCCTTACTCGCACAACAAATCCAAAGATGTTAAACATTTCTGTGATTGATGAGGACGGTCTTATAGTTGGTAACTTGAGGCAAGTTCCTATTGCTGTAGCACAAGACCCTGAAACTGTTAGGGACATGATTGCTAAACGTATAGCTAGTACTATCCAAGATGATGAATACATAACAGGTGGCATGGGTGTTGTCATTGGTCCTATTGAAGTATATGAGACTGAGGAAACAGTTGCTGCTGGTACGCCTACTCTGGAAGCTAGAGGAGAACTAACTCCTATTCGTCAGGTAATTTTACCAGAAGGATTTGATGTAGCTACTGTAGAACCTATAACTAGGGATGGTGAATTTACTGGAGATTACCTATATAAAGGTACACTACCAGATGGCTCACAAGTAACTTATATCTCACCAACTAATCCTGAGAAAGCAATCCCACCAGAAGCTAGGGCTACAGTCCCACCAGCACTGGAAGATATGGCAGCTAGAGAAGCACAAGAAGCAGATGAAATTGCTCCTGCTGCTCCAATCGAAAAGCCTTTCATAGAAAGCTTGCGTGAGGATGTAAACGATATTAGGTCAGTCCTACAGAAGACTTTCGGTTATGAGAAGATTGATGCAGATGCCATTATGTCTGAAACAATAGACAAGATGATACCTGTAATTTCTGACTCAGCAGGTGGAGTAGGTGAGTTCTTTGATGAGGCCTACAAGAATACTAAGATGAAGCTTACAAATAATAAAGCTATCATTAAAGCTAGGGAAATTCTTGATGACTTCCCAGAACTAATAAGTGAACTTCAACTAGATGTACGAGGTCTATTTGCTCGTGGTAAAGCCAAGCGAGGTATCACAGTAAAAGAACAAGCTACTATTGCAAGGAGTATTATTGCAGTGAACGAGGCATCGGAAAAGCAGTATAACGTAGAAACCCAACCTCAACTTGATGAGGTGTTGGGTATTGCTGCACAGGCTAAGAATACTACACCAGATGTAATTCTTAACACCATCATTAAGCCTATAGCCTTCCATGAATCAGATGGAACTCTTGACCCCAACCTGAAACAATATGGTGATGGTCCTGCTCGTGGTCTTATGCAGTACGAACCAGATAGATTTAAAACATCTATCAACCGTGCTGTTAATTACTACAAAAAGCTGGGTCAGGAAACACCAGCATGGATTACTGAGATTGATGTGAGTGGCGACAACAAAGCTGTTCAGAAGGAAATTACATCACTGTCAGGTAATCAACAGATGGCACTAGCAGTACTCGATTTGCTTGAGCATCCTAAAGCTAACATCGGTGCAGTAGTATCTGGTCAGCAGTCTATTGAAGACTTCTGGGCTAATTACTGGTGGGCAGGAGCAGATGATGATAGGTCTGCAAGAATTAAAGCTTTCCGTAAAAGCTTTGCTAAGTATCAACAGGAGTAAATAAATGGCTGATGAACTCTCTCAGGAAACTCTGAAGACCTTAGGGGTTACAGACGTACAACCTATACCGATTGTACCTACTGTCTCTGAGGCAACTCTTAGAGCAGAAAGGGAGAAGGCAATGAAGACTGACAGGGATGTTAGTTTCCTAAGTCTTCTGCCTACAGCGGCACATGAGGAACACATTGCTAATACATTGATGCGTAACTCATACCGTTTTACAGGTATGCCTAAACAGCCAGTAACTGACTTTACACCTGAGGTTGTTAATTCATTGACTGATGGTTTGATAGATGCTGATGCTATCGAAGAAGTACTGGAAGCTGCTCGTGATGTAAGCTATGACTATGCCATGACTATGGCTAAGGATTATAAGATTACACAGCAGAACAGACTAGAACTAGAACAAGCTGGCTGGAAAGGTACATTAGCTACCGTTCTAGCCGCTATGTTTGACCCTACTGAATTGGCAGCTATCGGTATTACTACAGCAGGTGTAGCGGCGGTCAGTGGTCCTGCTGCGCCTATTACAGGCACAGCCACTGCTGCTGGTCTAACAGCTAGGAGAGGATACAACGTCTACCGTGCCACTAAACTAGGTGGTATTGTTGGAGCAACAGAAGCAGCAGCATTTGAAGCTATTCGTGCTAGATTAAAGTATGATGTTACTGGCGGCGATGTATTACTTGCTGGTTTGACTGGTGGTGTATTAGGTGGAACCATTAGTGGGGTTACTACATCATTTGCAAAAACACGTAAGATGCAGGAACTATCACAGAAGGTTGCACTGGGAGAAGAACTTAATCCTACTGAAAAAGCCTTCTATGACCAGAACAATGTTGACCGCCTTACACAGCGTATCATTGATGAAGTAGAACGCAGGGGAGATTTAGATGATGTGGATGCGACAAATGTTCCAACGTCTGTGGGAGAAATCACGGAAGCTGAGGCAAGGGCTACTTCAAAGCAGCTTGGAGGTACTTTTCTTGCCCCTTTACGTAAGAGACTATCTGTCTTCAATCTTACCAAAAACTCAGAGAACGGCTTTGTTCGTGCTGCTGCTGATAGGCTTGGTCTTAATAGTTCTGGCAACGTAGACCGTACTGTAGTTAATGCTTCTGCTTCTGAAATCAAAGCTATGCTGGAGCATATTTATCGCAGTCAGTTTTCTCGTAGTATGCTAAAGAACCGTAAAGCATGGTCAAAGCGAACTGGCAGAGACTTAACAGACTTTAACATTCTTGTTTCACGTGCAATTCGTGGGGGACTAGATGATACTCTAGACCCTGAGGTTCGTAAGGTTGCTGAAGATGTAATGCAGCAGCAGCGTGAGTTAGGTCAACAAGCCATTAAATATAATGTTGGTGGTTTTACATCAGGTGTGCTAGATAATCAGCCTAACTATTTACCTCGTATCTTTAGTGATGCTCGTATCTCTGCGCTTCGTACCAAGTTTGGAAAGAACTTAGATGCAGCAGTGTCAGAGTTAGTAGAGAAAGCTATTCGTAACGCACAGCCTGATATTGAAAAGAACTTGTCACCCGATGTTATTGGTGATATGGCTCGTGGGTATAGTAAGACCATCCTGTCTCGCAGACTGACCAGTATGCACAGGGCTTTTGAATTTAACATGGAAGACCTTCGTGCAGCTATGAAGGGTGAGAATATACCTGATGCTCAGATTGACCAGCTTATTGATACCCTCACTAGAAATACAAGAGTTAAGGGACATAAGCGGTCACGGCCTCGTGTGCTGCTAGATGAGAACACAAGCATTGATGTGCGTCTAGATGATGGAAGAGTAGAACAAATAAAGTTTAGTGACCTACTAGAAGAGGACATTGAGAACCTACATAATGCTTATGTATTCCAGATGTCTGGTGCTATCGGTCTTGCTCGTAATGGTATTGATACTAACGAAGTAGGAAGTTCTTTAGATACTCTTATTAGTAAGATGCGTAAGGAAGCTGATGAAATTAATCAGAATCCCGAAGCACTTGAAAAAGAGATTGAAGCTTTAAACTTTATGTACGATGGTATTACAGGTCGCCTAGGATTTAAAGAAGGTGACCCTAGCTTTGGTACACGACAGATACTCCGTAGGGGGAGAGAAGTAAGCTTTATGATGCACATGGGTATGTCAGGTATGGCAGCACTTATGGAATTGACTAACGTACTAATGGAACAATCATTACCTGTCTTGCTTAGGGCTATGCCTCAATATAGTAAGATGATGAAGGTAGCTGCTGATGGTAAACTGGATAGTGCATTACTGCGTGAACTAGAAGAATTAACAGGCCTAGGTACAGATGTGCTTACTGGTAAGTTCACTCGCGTTAGCCGATTTGAAGGTGACGCTATGGATATAACCGATGATGCAAAGATTACTTGGGTAGATGAGTGGCTAGGCAGAGGCAGAGAAACAACAGCATTTCTCTCAGGCCTAACTCCAGTCACTGCTGGACTTCGTAGAATGTCTATGCTAAACTATGCCACAGCATGGGCTAGGGCTGCAAGGAAGAATGATAATCCTTTCTCTAAAATTAAGATGGAACAGCTAGGAATTGATGAAGCTACCTCTGCAAAGATTAGGCAGCAAATCCTAAAGCACTCTACTTTTAAAGATAAGGGTAAAACTATTCTCGAAAGCTTGAATACTAAAAATTGGGATGAGGATGCTAAAGATGCTTTAGATGCTTTCCAAGTATCAGCCTATCGTGATACAACCCAAAACGTACAAGAAATGAGCATTGGTTCAACCAACGCATTTCTTCGTGGTGAGTGGGGTAAGACTGTATTCCAATTCCTTAGCTTTCCACTAGCTGCTCTGGAACAACAAGCAATGCGCCTTGGTGTCAGAGCATTTAATGGTGATGCTACAACTGTTACAAAGATACTATTGAGTTCTGTGTTTATGGGTTCTTTGATGTATACAAGCCGTGTATATCTCAATGCAGAAGGTAGAAGTGATAGAGAAGAATATATTAAGAAGCAGCTATCACCAGCACGATTAGCAGAAGGAGCAATCAGCCAGATTGGTGCTACATCAACCTTTGGTCTAATTTATGATGTAACTACAGGTGCTATGGATGGGAATAACTTTGCTGTTACTCCTGCTCTTTATGGTGTAGGCAGTAAACTTCTTCAAACAGGTAAAGCTTTGGCAGAGGGTGAAATGACAGAGGCAGAGATTAGAGCAGGTTTGCGACTGATTCCCATGTCTTCCCTATACGGAGCAAGGTCACTTTTAAATTATGCAGCCAACGAACTAGCAAATTAAATAGGATAAGAAATGGCTTTTTCATACGACAACTATACAGGTAATGGAACTACCACACAGTTCTCTATTACCTTTACATATCAGGACACTTCAGAGATAAGTGTCACAGTAGATGGTGTGGCTGAAACTGGCCTGACTTTTCCTTCGTCATCTACTGTACAATTAACCTCAGCACCTGCTATTGGTACTCTCGTACAGGTTAAGCGTACGACTGACCTTACGTCACGTGCTGTTGACTTTGCTTCAGGCTCAGTTCTTACTGAGGAAGACTTGGATGATTCAAGTATTCAGGTCTTCCACGCAGCGCAGGAAGCTATTGACCGTGCTAACCAAGCTATTGCTCTTGACACTGACGATAAGTGGGATGCACAAAACAAGGTCATTAAAAACGTAGCTGACCCTGTTAACAATAATGATGCAGTAAACAAGCAGTTCATCTCAACGAACCTGCCTAACATTAACACAGTCGCTGGTATTGCTGCTGATGTAACTACCGTAGCTAACAACACCGCTAACATTGCTGCTGTTGTCTCTGATGCTGCTGATATTGGTACAGTTGCTACTAACATTGCTAGTGTCAACACAGTAGCTACAAACATTGCAGATGTTATCACAGTAGCGAGTGACTTGAACGAAGCTATCTCTGAAATTGAAACCGCTGCTGATGACTTGAATGAAGCAGTATCTGACATTGATACAGTTTCTACCAATATTGCTAACGTCAACGCTGTTGGTGGTAATATTGCTAATGTCAATACTGTTGCAGGTATCTCAGGTAACGTAACAACTGTTGCAGGTATCTCAGGTAATGTTACAACCGTAGCAGGGGCTTCTACTAATATTAGCACAGTAGCATCTAACATTTCTAGTGTCAATACTGTTGCTGGTATTTCAGCTAATGTCACAGCAGTGGCAGCAGATGCTACTGATATTGGTACAGTAGCCTCTAACATTACCAACGTCAACAACGTAGCAGCTAACTCAGCTAATATTACAAGTGTTGCGGGTAATGCTACAAACATTAACAGCGTAGCAAGTAACGCTACCAACATCAATACAGTTGCTGGTGATATTTCTAGTGTAGGTACAGTAGCTGTAGCTATTACTAACGTGAATAACGTAGGTAGTAATATTGCTAACGTGAACACCGTAGCATCTAATCTTACTGACATTAACGCTTTTGCAGACACTTACTTTATTTCAGCAACAGCACCAGCAAGCCCAACCACAGGTGATTTGTGGTTTGATACTACCAACGATATTATGAAGGTGTATGACGGTTCTGGTTTTGTTAATGCTGGCTCGTCAGTAAACGGAACATCTGAGCGTCAGACCTACACTGCAACAGGTGGGCAGACTACCTTTGCCGCTACTTATGATGCTGGCTATGTGGATGTCTACCTCAATGGTGTGAAACTCATTAACGGCTCTGACTTCACAGCAACTAGTGGTTCAAGCATTGTGTTGTCCACAGGCGCAACTGCTGGCGATACCGTAGACATTGTAGCTTACGGTACATTTGATTTGCTTAATCTTAACATCTCAAACGATACTACCCCACAGTTGGGTGGAAATCTTGACCTGAACAGCAACGACATCACAGGCACTGGTAACATCAATGTCACAGGCACGGTGACGACTGATGGGCTGACTGTGGATGGTGGTGGAAACATAAACTTTTTGGGCGGCACAAATGATGCCCAATACATCAAGTTTGGTGATACTAATGATGCCGACATAGGTAATATTTTCTATTACCACGGCAACAACAATATGGTGTTCACGGCAAACGCCAGTGAAGCAATGCGGATTAAAGACGGGCATCTGCTTGTAGGGACTGTGACTAACACCGGAACGATTGGGACTTATGATGGCTTTGGGGCGTTAAGCAACGGAAGTGTTTTCAGTTCTGCAACCAGCACCAGAAGCATTTTTGCGAGACGCAGCACGGACGGCGACATTTTGGAGTTCCGCAAAGACGGCACCAAGGTGGGGTCGATTGGTGCGTGGTCATCATCGCTTCTGATAGGCACTGGAGATGTTGGCCTTGCTTTCGTGGATGGCACACCAGAACGCATCCAGCCACGCAAAGCCGATGACCAACTTAGCGCAGATGGGTTGATTGATTTAGGTCACACAAGCAACCGCTTCAAAGACCTCTACCTATCAGGCGGGGTCTACCTTGGCGGCACAGGTTCAGCGAACTATCTGGATGACTATGAGGAGGGGACTTGGACGCCTGTCCCCACTTCAACTGGTGCGACATTTAGCACTTCTGCAGCGGGAAAATATACAAAGGTGGGGAATTTAGTTTTTATCAGTATGTATCTTGATAATTCCTCTGCGCCAACAGGCACTCTAACAAATACAATGAGCATTTACGGTTTGCCGTTTGCCAACAATAGTGGTGGCTTTGGTTGTGTGCTTACAGTGGGTTTCTTGAATTTTGTAGATGCGCCAGCAAGCAAATATCAAATTGCTGCGAGAATAGGAAATGGCGCATCTTATATGACACCGGAATGGTTTCAAGATGATTCTGGTGTGACCAATATGACTGCACAAGACTTTGACTATTCAGATGCAAGGTTGGTTATTACAGGACATTATTACACAGACTCATAACCTGATTGGACATCAGGTCAGACAGTCCATCCAAAGGAGATAAAAATGGCATTAACAGAAGAAACAATCCAAGACAAAATTGAAATCGTGGGCGACTACAAGCACATCCAAGTTCGCACCGCAACAGTCATCAAGCGTGATGGCGTTGAGATTAGCCGCAGCTTTCACCGGCACACGGTAGCCCCTGACGCCGACATCACAGGCGAAAGCGCAGAGGTACAAGCTATCTGTGCGGCTGTACATACACAGGCTGTTAAGGATGCGTATGCGGCACATCTGGCGGCACATGAGGCTGAAATGGCACCAGCGGAAGAAGCACCAGTTGAGGGGGAATAAGCTATGACACGAGCAAGAGAACTTGCAGACCAGCATAAAACCCTTGACGTAGACGGCGGCACAATCAAGCTGGATGGTAACTATCCGACAGGCACAGGCAATGTGGCGTTGGGTGATGCTGCGCTAGATGATGGTTCGTTAAGTGGAACACATAATACTGCAATTGGTAATGACTCACTTACTTCAAACACAAGTGGGGGTGCAAACACTTCTGTTGGAAGCTATTCATTAGATGCAAACACTACTGGTAATTACAACACAGCAATGGGTTATTTTTCTTTAACTGAAAATACCACTGGCTCTAATAATACTGGTATTGGAAGAGATGCACTTCGCAACACCACAGCATCTAACAACACAGCAGTGGGGTATCAGGCTGGGTATAGCAATACTACTGGCACTGGAAACACTGGCATAGGTTTCCAGTCTGCCTATAGCACTACAACTGGCACAGAAAATACAGCACTTGGGCATCAGTCTTTAAGAGAAAACACAACAGGTGCTAAAAATGTAGCTATCGGATATGAGGCTTTAGAAGCCAACACCACCGCATCTAACAACACTGCCGTTGGCTATCAGTCGCTATATGCTAACCTACAGTCACCAAACTCTGCTTTTGGGGCATACTCACTTCTAAGCAACACAAATGGGTACTCTAACAATGCGTTTGGTATCAGTTCATTGCGCAACAATACAACGGGCACTAGGAACGCTGCATTTGGTGAAAGCGCATTAAACGCAAACACAACTGGCAATTATAATGTTGCTTTAGGCAACAATGCCCTTCAATCCAACACCAC